AGATTGCGGAGGTAGACTTAAAGAAGCACACATATGTCCATTCGTAGATGCTATAGGAATCGAACTAACTACTGATGGATTAAATGTTACTTCATCACTATCTAAGAAGTATACTCAAGGTATGTCCTTTGTCTATAATGTAAATTGTGATAGAGAAAGTTGGTTATGTTCAATTGGTGGATTAATGGCTATGCCTTTAGCATATGCTACTGCGGTAGAAATCTTTAACTATGCCTTGACCATCTCACCTAATCAGAGAGTCAATACTGCGGTATCTATTAACAAGGGTCAAAAAATATTTGCAACTGCTGATGCTACTGAAGGATTGGTTGCTGCACGAGATATAGCACAATCAAGATACAATGATGAGTTAAGTGCAATGTTGACCAATATGAGACTGCCTGATGATAGGCATTGTTTCGATTGCAATAAGAATTATAAATACGTAACTGCACTACCCTGATGCCTACGATTAAGGAAATGAACGAACGAATGGATGCACTCAATAAAGAGTGGTTGACTAAGTTTGTACCTTTATACAAGGCTGGTTCAAACTTAAAGAGGGAAATGTATAAGAGGATATTTGGTGCTGGTAATAAGGGTGGATTTAATACTGCTATGCAAGAATTACCTACCATAGGATATTCTACAAAACCTATATATGTTGACCCTAAGTCAGTTCGAAATGCACCAGCATCATTTAAGTTTGGTAAATCAACTACTGATTCAAAGGGTAAAAAAAAGAAAGGCAAACCTATCAAGTCATTATACTTTCCTGAAGGATATGCTCAGTTGAAATCTAAGACATCTGCAAAATTACCTCTTCAGTTAAGTGGTAATCTTAAAGGTGGATTTTTTAAATCAGAGGTAGTTAAAGATGGTCTATCAGTTTCCGTAACATTACCTGATTCTGAAACATTAAAAGTAGAAGGATTACAATATGGTCACGGCACATTTCAAGGATATGGTGATATATTTTTACCCACAGAAATTGAAGAAAAGGAGTTCTTATTATTACACGGACAATTAGTTGTTGATGCTATAAATGAATATTTAAGATGAACATACTTAAAAGCATAATTGATAGACTTAATGAAAGGCTTTTAGTCACTAACATATTTGACCAAATCTACCCGATATGTGAAATCAATGCCAATGGATTAGAGAAGGCTTGGGTTCATTACATCGGCAATGGTCAGGCTGAGGTAGTAACTGATTTCGATGCATACAATGGCACTATCTTTTGGGCAAAGAATGGTAAGGTAAATATGTTCAAGTCAGACAATATTAAAGTTAAAAGTTGTGATGTTCTATATCAAACATTTATTCCTTTAACTGCTTATGTTGTAGTGAAAAAATCACATCTACCTTGTGACGATGCTTACTCTGAAGACTTCATTGCATCTCAAGTTATTAATGCACTTGCTGGATTTGATATTGAATTCAAAGAGCAGATGCATCTTATCACATTTGAGGTAGTGCCTAAGTCATATGACAATCAAGTAAAGACCTTAACATCAAACTATGAATATGCTACATTGACTATTGATTTTGATGTGACATTCCAAATTACAACTAACAATCCTTGTTTTACATACTGCTAAAAACTAACCAATGGCTGGAATAAAAGTTACCGAATTACCATCAATTGATACGCTTTCAAAAACAGATGTTACATATGTCATTGATTCAAATAATGACACATCAAAAAAAGCAACCATTCAAAAAGTTGTTGATGCAGTTGACCAAATTCAAGGAGGTGACCCATTAGAAGGAACTCAAAGAAAAGTATCAGCAAACTATGGAAATGATTTAATTTTAGTAAGTGGTCAATCGGGTTCGTTTAGTGGATTAGGATACTTAGATGATTACTCACCTAACTACAATGACAATTCTTTGATAGCAAGAAAAGATGCACCAAAAGTTATAATTTCTAGTGACACACCTTGCGCTGAACAGGTTACTCCATTAAGAATTGGTGATATTTGGATAGATAAAGGCACAAATGAATTATATTATTCTGTTAACATTGATGATTGTGGGGGTTGGACTAAACTACCAAGTACACAAGGTTCTACTTGGTCACCTACTATTGTATCACAAGCAGGTTCTTGTGGTAATATGGGTATTGTTAGAGCATATTATACAAGAGTAGGAAATATAGTATCTTGTAGTATACAAGGTGCAGGTGAATTCAATTTTATTAAAGGTATACAAGGATATATTGAAATTGATTACCCAATACCAACAACATCATATCAGCCTATTGGAGTAGGTCAATTGGCTAATACTGCAATTAATTGTAATGTTTCAATGTTAGATGGTGAAGGCTTGACTGCTAAAATTCAATTCTTTTCAAATAGTCTAAATTTTGTATCATCATTATTTGCATTTACTTTTCAATACGAAATAAACTAATACTAAACATTATGGCAGGAATTAAGATTACAGAATTGCCTCCAATTGGCACTCTTGAAAAAACAGATTTAACGTATGTTGTAGATGTAACAAATGATACATCTAAACAAGCAGAAATACAAAATATTATTGATGTAGTAGACCAATTAAGTATTACTGATGTAGATGGTCAAGCAATAATAATAGCAGAAGATTCAAGTGCTATAAAAGTACAAGGGGGAAATGCTGCATTTAGAGGACTATATTACCGAAACGATTACTCTGCGAATTATTCACCATTAAGTTTAATTACAAGAGCAGATGCACCGAAGATTTTTGCGCTAAATGACAAGCCGACAAATACGGGTACAATAGCGCAAAATTATGGAGATAGTTACTTGAATATAGCAACGGGAGAATACTACTATTCAACGGGAATTACAAACTCTAGTGAATGGCAATTGATAAGTATTAATCCTACTACAGGAAGTTTCTATATACCTACAATATTTACTCCTGCACCAGCAGCACCAATATCATTTGGAAAATTCTTTGTAACTAAAAATGGCAAAATTATAAATGCTAAAGGAATAGTATCAATTACATTCGGTGGTGCATATGCGCATACACAAACATTTCAATTTTCAATTCCCTATCTTGGTCTTGCAAGTATTAGTGAATTAGTAGGTGGTGTTTCGGGGTTTGGGTTCACAACTATCAATCATAGAATTAATCATACTGAACTTAAAGGAGGGTTAAATTTTTCAACAACTGAATGCGCTGAATTGAGCATTGAAGTTGATAATAATTTAAATGGTGCTTGTTCATTTACTCTTGACTTTACTTACGAATTATCATAATGAATATTAGCAAGAGCGGTATTCAATTAATCAAAGACTTTGAAGGTCTTAGATTGAATGCATACAGGTGTAGTGCCAATGTGCCTACCATTGGGTATGGTTCGTGCTTTTATCCCGACAAAACCAATGTAAAAATGGGTGATGTGTTACGAGATAAGGATGAAGCAGAGGTGCTATTGATAAACACCCTTGAGGACTACGATATCTATGTGAGTAAGTATACCAAATCAGTCAAATTAACCCAATACCAATTTGATGCTCTTGTATCATTTGCTTATAACGTTGGCTTGGGAAACCTTTCTAAGTCTACCTTGCTGAAGATGGTACTTGCTAACCCAAATGACCCTAAGATATCAGCAGAATTCTTAAAATGGAATAAGGCTGGAGGTAAAGCCTTGCAAGGTTTAACCAAAAGAAGAACAAAAGAAGCCGAACATTACTTCAAGAAGGTCGTATAGTGATGTATGGCTATCGACCCTAAGAAATTCAAACAAATAGCTGACTTACTTATGGTGTATTGGCATTTGACAATAGGCTCTCTTGTATCTGTAGTTGGATTTTGGCTATTCTTTACCAAGAAGATAGATAAGGAATCATTCGCCTACATAATTGGTGCAGTTATGACTTTAAAGTGGGTGTGGAAACCAACTGAGAAGGGAGGTAACAATGGTTGATGGGGTAAGAGACACGATTTACACACACACATTAGACAAAGTATGTGTTATTGGTGCAACTTGTAAGATTCATAACCACGTTTTGAAAGAAATTGTGGGTACACCTGAGCCGTTTACCTTTATCAATCACTATATGGGTGACACATCTATGTTTATTTATCAAAATCAATGGGGTGAGGTACTATATGTTGATGAATTATTGACTAATTTTGAGGCAAATGATGAGGTAGAAGTTGAACCATCACTATCTATACCATTTCGTGCATCAGATACCATTCAACCTTGTGATGCTAAGTGGTTAATTCGTGGTGAAAAGTTGAATCTTAAACCGATTATTTCACATAAAACTGAATTAACTATGAATCAACCTTACCAATATAGTGATTTATCAAACTCAATTGTTATGATGTTGATGCTATTAGCCACATCAATATGGCTATATAGAAGTACATTCTATTGGCTTGAGATGATTCGTAAGATTAACAAGATAGTTAGGAGTTAGTCTATGTCTACTCAATACATCTTAGCTAACTCTATTGACTTGTTGTATGTGGTATCTGATTATCAAGGTAGCATAGTTAGTTCTAATGACCTCTTCAAAGAGTATTCCAGCCACATCAAACCTAAGAAGGTAAGTGATATCATTACTGATGATAGTGAACTTGATGATTATGTTGAATCAGTTAAGAGAGCAATTGAGATATCACCTAATCCAGTTCGAATCTATGCAAGGACTAAGCAGAAGAATAGTGGGTTAAGATGGGTGTTGTGGAATTGCTATGCCATACTTGGTAGTCTTCACTTCATAGGATTCCAAATTACTGATGTTACATCAATCACCAGCCACGAACACGAGAAGCAAAAGCAGTTACTGGAGGAGTTTAGATTTATGCTTAGTCACGAACTAAGGCAGCCTTTAACATCAGTTGCTGGAGTGGTTAAGTTGCTGCTTGATAAAGAGGGTAAGATGGATGATTCAGAGCAGACTGAACTACTAAAGATGGTTGATGATTCTATGAAGAGACTTGATGAATCAATTCACTTACTTGTTAAGAAAGCAACAAGGCAGTTATGAGAGAATGTACTTTACCTATGGATGAGGAGGAGGCTGACGAAAGACTTCTTATTGTGGTAAAGCACTATGTGACTGAGAGACAAATGCCAATATACGTGGCTAAGAATGTACTAAGAAGTAATCTAAGAGATAAGTCTTGCTTTGAAATTAAGTGGGAAAAATTCATTAAGTTAATTGGAGGATATGCCACAAGATAAGTTTGATTCATTGGATAAGGTTCTTATGATAGTTGGTGGTTTGGTTATGCTGCTTATCTTCATTCATACTTGTGGGTCTAATGGTCAACTTACCATTGACTATCGTAAGATGAAAGAAGAGGTAGAGAGTTATAAGGTGCAGCACTTAGCAGATTCAAGTCAATTGATAAGTCAGGCAGTCAACTATCAATATGAGATTGATTCAAGGGATATGGCAATTAAGTTGTTAGCCATTCGCAATCCTAAAGAGGTAGTCAAGATTAAGTATAAGACCATCGTTAAAACCAAGATTCAACTTGCTGAACCTATCACAATTGATTCAACCAATTACATTAAGCTACCACTTGAATTCTCAGATTATAATGATTGGTATTCGATTGATGGAAAAATTGACTCCATAGGAAGCCTTGTAATAGACTCAATCGTGTCAAGTGGTACTTTGACATATTCTGTGGGGGATACTCTCAGAGATGGTCTTATTAATAGGTTAATGAGGAAATCAGATATTGTTGTGAGATTGCACATTGATAATCCAACTATGTCAATAAGCAACCTATCAAACATTTACGTTAAGAAGGAAACCAAGTGGTATGAATCTACTGCATTCAAGGTAGGTGTAGGTGTTCTATTGGGCATTGGATTGACCAGCCAAATAAGTAAGTAGGAAATTAGTAGGAAAAAAATCAATTCCTACTAAACACAAAATCAATCAGTTGCGAAAGGTGACTAAAAATAATTTTGATTTATTTGATTGGAGTATTGCAGATTCAAAATATAAATATACATTTGCCAATCAATCAGTCACACATTTTTTACTTACTTTTTTACTTACTTATTATGAAAATCACAAACGCAACACTAAGAACCTACAGATTCAGAGAAACTGCTACAACGTACATCTTCTTTAATACTGCTAACATTAACATTGAACTAAATAAAATTGATGGTTCATTCGTAGATGGTAATGTTATGAATAATGAAGATACTCAGAAGTTATTCAGAGCATTGTACAAATGCCTTAAAAGTAAATAATCAATCAGGGAGACTTAGGTCTCCCTATTTTCATTTTAATCAATCAATCTCTTACTTAATCAATCAATCGTTATGAAACCATTAAAATACACAACTGGACAATGGATTATCAACAAGGATAATTCAATCTCTACAAACTCATTTGATAAGGTATTAATTGCACAAGTTTGCAGCGCAAATAATAATGAGCAAGAACAGATAGCAAATGCTAAATTGATAGCAGCAGCACCTGAGTTATTAGAGGCTTGTATTAAAGCATATAATTATATGGCTACATCACCATTAACTGCAATGGAGTTATTAGAGAAAGCAATTTTAAAAGCAACTAAATAATCATTTTAATCAATCAATCTTTTACTTACATACTCAATCAAATTTTATGAAAACTCAAACTTCACAATCAGAAACATCACAATACATCCAATGGACTGCTGAGACCAAAATCTCTAAGCAATTTAAGTCACTTGATGAATTTGCAAATTCAGACTATCTATCAATCCACGCAGAGAATTTTGGATATAGCCATTTAGTTGAACGTGAAATATCAAGATGGTCAAAGTATAAAGTTCACAATGTATTTATTGTTGATGCTGATGTTGAATACAACTATGGTCTTGACTTCAAGATGTACATTCACTATACTGCTGATGGTATCAACTTCTTTAAAGAATTAACTATTGGGTCATCAGCAATTACATCAGCACCACTCATTAGAGTTATGCTTACAAACAAGAGACCAGTTGGATTCGATTTGAGAAACCTTAATAATAATTCTGAAGAGTTAATGATTGAGTGGTTTACCAATATGAAAAATGATATCTACGAGTCATTCTGCTTTTCAACTAATGCATTCTACAATAAGGGTAGAGAGTATCGTCAAGAACTTCGTAAGTTATCTCAGTCAAGTATATTCATTTTTGCCTAACCAATAAAGGGAGGCTAAGACCTCCCACTTTTTTTACTCAATCCCTAAAAAAATCACAATGACATTAAGCAGATTTATTCAAAGACTACAATGGATTGCACCTAACTCTCCAAAAGTTAAAAGTTTGGTTTTAGAACTAAACCTAATTTTAAAAACTAAAGGCAATATTGAAATTGACCTTGACGATATATACAAAATTTCAAAATCAATTTAATCAAACAATCTAAATTCATATAATATGATTACCACAACAACAATTTTTTAATCCACTAATCTTCTAATCAATCAATCTAAATTCGTGTACTATGAACACATCAACTATTTTCAAACTTGCAGAAGGTAACACCTACTTTCACTATGACCATCTTAATGGCTCAATGGTATCAATCGTAACTGAAGGATGCTATAGCGGAATTTTCACAAGATGTGATAACAATTGTGCGGTGATGGCTCGTCAGTTCCATAAAGAAGAATATCACAATGTGCCTATTATCTATCGTGACTATGTTGCAGTCACATCAGAAGAGTATGTAGATGCATTCGACAAGGCAATGGCTAAGTTACAAGATGCTGCTCACATAATGTTTAAATCACTTTAATCCACTTTTATTTTTTAATCAATAAATCCAAATCAATTATGTTACCAACACTAAATGCTCCAGTAGGAGGTGAATCAAATTACACGAATAAGATTGCTCCAGTAGGTATGCATCTTGCTCGTATCTATCAAATCATTGACTTAGGAACTACTGAACAAACTGGTCAGTTTGGCGGTAAGAAGAGAAAGGTTCAGATACTTCTTGAGTTACCACTTGAGACTGCAATCTTTGACCCTAACAAAGGTGAACAACCTTATTACGTAAGAGGTATGTATACCTTGTCAATGCACGAGAAGTCAACCCTAAGAAAAGATGTTCAGTCTATGCTTGGTAAGACCTTAACAGATGAAGAGGCTAAGAAGTTTAACATATTCACATTGATTGGTCAAGAATGTATGGTTAACGTAATTCATCGTCAGAGTGGTGATAAGACTTATGCCAATGTTCAAACCATCACACCACTTCCTAAAGGTATGGTATGTCCTCCAGCAGTTAATCCAGCACTTGTATTCTCTACTCAACAACCTGATATGGATGTGTTCAGAAGTCTACCTGATTTCGTACAAGACAAGATTAAGTTAAGTGATGAGTTCATTGCTTATATGAATGCTGAGATGTCTGCTAAGTATCCTAAGATTGAATCATTACCTACATTCACAATTGAGAAAGGTGTTAACCCAAGTGACTTTGACTGGATGCAAGGAGATAGTGAAGACCCAACTAAACTACCATTTTAATTAATCAATGGAGGGTTAATAGCCCTCCTTAAAAAACCAGCTATGAAAGCAGAATTATTACTCAAGGTTGATTCACTCTATGAAGTAATCAACCACTCAAATACTCTCAAGACTCAACAACTAATCAAAGATGCCCCATCTAAGGTTGAAGATAAACTATCTTATGACATTACTGAGCATACCATCAAATTAGCAAATGAAGTCGTTAAATCGATTGAATCAAGCCGTAAAACGATTACTGCACCATTAGATGCCTACAAGAAGCAAATAATGGAATTGGAGAAAGAAGCAACTGAACCACTCAAGATGTACATCGAATCTGCTAAGACTAAGATGTTGGCATACAATGAAGAACTTGAGAGAGTGCAACGTGAGGCAAATGAGAAACTAAGGATTGAATCTGAGAAAGCATTGTCAGATGTATCTATTGAAGATTTCTCTGCATTAGCTGGTCAGTTAGTTGACCAATCAATCAGCATCAATACTGAGCAACCTAAGAACATAAGGGTAACTAAGAAGGCTCGTATCTGTGGTGAGGTGAATTGGTCGATGGTACTTAATGTATTGTTTGCTGCTGAGTGCCTTGAATACCAAGATTTGCTTACACCACTTGCTAAGGCTATGGATAAATGCGGAGTGGTGAAGATTGATGGTATTGAGATTTACGACCATAAAACACAAGTGATTCGTTAATTATGAGACTAAATGAAATAGTAATATCAGGCACAAGAAAATTAAATCTTTCAAGTATAAATCTTTTTAATCAAAAACCTATGAACACACAACTTACAATAGAAGAAAAGAAAATGAGAAGAGGTAATGCAATGTATTCTTTTACTAAAGGCAAAGACCATTATCAAGTAATTGAACTCTTTGAAAAATATAGATTGATTCACAATCTTAACAAAATACAACTAAGCAAACTTGCTGGATACTCAGGTGACCACTATAGTGGTATATCATCATTCAATTCAAGGTTTAGCAGAAAAGCATACTATAGCTATGTAGAAGCCATTAATAAGTTGAATGAAGAGAAAGAGGCTAATGAGAAAAAAGAGAGTGAGCCAAAGACCTTATATGCACCAACACAACCATTACCAGTTTATAAACCAACACCAACACCATCGAACAATGTTGGATTGACTGAAGAGGTGTGCATCAACTTTCTCAAGGCTACTGGTAAGTATAAGATAAGCAAGTCAGAGGTAACTACTAACTGGGTTGAGTTATGACAAGAGACCAATTCGTTTACTTTCCAGCCTTATCTTGCTCACGAATCAAGAAGCACTATACTGGAGATATATCATATGCAAAAGCAGCACTTGAGTTAGGAGTAAGTCTTCATCATCAGTTGTTAGATTTGAACCCTGAACAGATGAACCTTGAGGCATACAATGTCCATAAGGCAATAGGCAATCATCCAGTAGCAAAGAGGATAATGAATGGTGCAATCAATGAACACCCAATGGTTAAGGAAGTTCAAATTGGCAGACATACTATTGAAGGCAAAGCAATGTTCGATATCTACAACCAACAACTTAATGTGATTGCCGACATCAAGACCACATCTGCTAAGACCTTAGATGTATTTGCAAGTGATATGGTTAAGCACTACAATCATATTCAAGCAGTATGGTATTCATTGATTGCTGGTATTGACCCTAAGAACTTCTACTACATTGGTGTGACTGCAAGGTCTAAGAGAAATGGCAGCACATCAGATAGCATCTTAGTATATCGGCACAATGACCACGAGATTGCAGATGCATACAAACTTATTACTGGTTATCTTGACACGAACATCAATGAACTCAAATCACATTTTAATTCGTCTTATAAATCTTGAAGTATGAAAAGTAAATCAACAATTGAAAGTCTATTATTTATTCTCAGTAGTCATCAAAGATTAAATAGAGAATGTCCTGAAGTAATTGACATCATTGAAAACTATATCAATATTGAAAAGATGCATATTGCATCTGCTTGGAATGATGGATATTGGTTAGGTAAGAATGGTTTTATTCTTGAAGACTATAGCAATGGTAATCAGTATTATGAAAAAGTTTATAATGTAATCAATGAAGATAGTATCAAGGAGCAATTATGATTTGCTATTTAGTTACAATCCTTGTGAGATATTCACTTACTACAATGTAAATGAGATGCACGGATTGAATCTTAAAGACTGCAACAATTACAATAACACCCAGCAATCATCATACATTGCTGGGTGGTGTAATCTAATCCCAAACTCAGATAAGCATTATGTTTTTATCAATCTTAGCAGATGCAATACAGAGATTGAGACATTTGGTCTTATAATGCACGAATTGATGCATCTTAGTTTTGATTTGCATACAGATGAAGAGCAACTTATTACTTGGGCAGAAGAAGAATCATACGAGGTATTTGAACTAATAAAAAACTATAGGAGTAATGAAGGCTGATATAATACAACACATCGAATACCTGACTGATAAGTCAATGAGATTTAAAGAGATTGAAGAGAGATACACAATAGCAGTCAATAGATGGTTCTTGTGTGTTGGTGAGTTACCATCTTCACAGATTGCAAACTACCTTGACATCAACCACAATAAGTTAACTTTGCTGATTCAGAAACAGATGTCTAAGATAACTGGTGTTGATATTAAAGACCAAGCACCAAAGGTTGAGGTCACCTATTCACAAAAAGAGTTAGAAAGAATATACCCTAAGTCATACAGATTTGAATGGCAACCAGTATATGAACTGAACTACTATCTTTACCTTGCCAACAATTCAAGAAGTCAACTAATCCACAACTACAAACTTTTTCTAAATGAGTCAAGAAGCAGAGATATACAAGGTCATAGCAAGGTATCTAACCATTAAGTACCCTAAGTTAATCTTTAGGTTTGATTTTGCTGCTGGACTCTACCTGAGTCCTTATATGGCAAATAAGCATAGGTCTCAAAATCCAATCAAGGGGTATCCTGATTTGTTCATAGCATATCCTAAAGGTAACTTTGCTGGACTATTTATTGAGATAAAAACTGACAAGGCTAACCCATTTAAGAAGGATGGTTCACTCAAATCGAATGAGCATTTAGAACGTCAAGCAGAGGTATTAAAAGCATTAAATGAGGTAGGTTATGCTGCACTATTTTCTACTGGTGCAGATGAAACAATCAAGGTAATTGAGTCATATCTTAATCAAGAATAAAGAAAATGACAATGATTTATCAATTTGTAACAGACTGATTATAAGGCAAAAGCATTATCTTTTTAAAAAGGTATTGCACTATCAAAAATATATTAAGTTCGTTAAATCGTCTCTTTAGTGCCTTAAAATTGATTTGATAAAAACAAGTAGTAAGTAAAATAATTTTGTAAATTAGCACCATTCAGAGGTAGTATCCTGAATGTATTGTAAAACTTTTCACCCTATGGTGACTGAGAGACTAAGAGTAAAATCAAGGTCGATACTACCTCAGTCCTCATAGGGTATTTTTATTATGAAGAAATCATTCCTACTATATTGTGACCTAAAGCACACCATCGATAAGTTACCAAATGAAACTGCTGGTAGGTTACTCAAGTTGATTCTTGACTATGCTAATGGAGACTTCAATGAGCCTGATGACTTATTACTTCAAGTAGTATTTGAGCCTATCAAACAATCATTGATTAGAGACTTAGATAAGTACGATGCTAAAGTAATTCGTAATAGAGAAAATGGTAGTAAGGGTGGTAGACCATCTAAAGAAGATAACCCACAAAAACCCACTGGGTTAATTAATAACCCACTCAAAGCCAAAAAAGCCGATAGTGATAATGATAGTGATAATGATAGTGTAAGTGATAATGGTAATGATATTATTAAAATAGCTAAAGCACCATCATTCAAGTCTTATACCCATCAAGACCTAATCAATCAGATGAAGCCACTAATAGAGAAGTATGGTAAGGATACTTGTAATGCATTCTATTCTTATTGGAGTGAGCCATTAGCCAATGGTAAGATGAGATTGACTAATGAGAAGGCTTGGGATACGATGAGAAGACTATCTACTTGGAAACAGAGAGAGAAGCAACCTAATAACAATTATGTCAAACAAGCACCAGTAGTCTTCAATCGTTCATCTCAAGGTCAGAAGTATGTAGGTGATGATGTGATTTAAGATTGTACGTACAGATATAAAAAATTAATACATACAATAAAATAATTGACCGATGTATTGCGTATTCAAAATATAGTTGCATATTTGCCAATCAATCAATTAATCAATCAGCTATGAAAATCAAAATTACCTACACGGAAGTCATTACAAGAGAGCAAGTTATAGAAGTTGAGATGACTAAAAAAGAGTACAAAGAGTACCTGAAAATGTCAGAATTTAACAAGGAGCAGAAGTATGACTTATGTGCATCTACAAACGATTTACACCATCTATCAACTGAGTCTCTTCCTATTTGTGCAGACATTATTACTGAACCGATATATTTTTAAAATCAACAACTAACCAATCAAGGGTGGCAAACTGCCACCCATTCATTTACTCAATCAATCAATCAAACATTATGACATCTCAAAAAAATTTAGTCAACGAACTTTTCACTAATGCTAAAAGAGAAGAGCAAGGTGACAATCGTAGTTACTTTGTTAAGGCACTTAACAAGATTCTTGCAGATGGATTTATTACTATTAGCATTCAAGAGAAGGGTCGTATTTGGACTAATCCTAAACATAAAGATTCAAAGGGTAACCTTAAAAAATTTGACGTTGAGATTAAAGGATATGGTTTTGTTCTTAGAGCATATTTAGGCTCTGATTTTGATGCTAAAGATGTTTTGCAAGAAGTTGGTACTTTTATTCAAAATCCATCAGTATCTGAAAAACATATTAAATCATTTGCTATTTCATCTTTAGAAGAGTGCGAATGTGAAAGATGTAATGGTAAAGGATTCATTCCACAATTTAACTACTATTGTGGTGGTATATGCTTTGAGTGCTATGGTTCAAAGTATTCAGTTAAAAAAGTCACATTAGCAGTTTAATAAATCAGGGTGGCAAACTGCCACCCATTTTACTTAATCAATCAAATACATAAAACAATGAACATTTTAGAAATGACCCACGAAGAATTAATGAAGTCAAGTATGGAAGTAAGAAGTGCTTATAAAGAAGCTAAATACAATGAACTTTATGATAGATTAAAGAATCTTTTTGAATCAGGTTTTAAGCATATTCAACTTGGTAATGGTGGATGCATCATAATGAAAAAAAACAAAAATGAAATCTATTATGTAGTTAGAAATGGCAAAGGAACTGGTGCTGATTGTGGTAAATATTCAGACCTTCAAGATTGTGTTAACTCTGTAAAAGGGTGTGGATGGTATAATAGAGATACATTGTCAATCAAATAATCTAACCAATCAAGGGTGGCAAAGTGCCACCCATTTTACTTTACTAAATCATTTACTCAATAATTATGGAACTTACAAGAACTCACAGAGAAGCATTGCTATTAGAATTAAAAGAAACAATTGAAGCATTAAAAAAATCAAATGAATTAACAGAATTATATTTATCTAAAGGTAAAAATGAATTCTTGCCATTTAGAGAAATTGAATCTTTTTTACTTGAGCAAAAAATCAAAACCATTGAAACTGCTTTAATGGATAACCAAATAGATTACTAATGACTAATCCACAACAAGCACTCATAGGCATACTGATGACTGGTGAGACCCACCAAGAACTAATGCCTCAATTAGGTGAGCATCTCTTCAATGAGGTGCTTACCTCAAGATGTTACCAAGTAATCAAGAAAGTAATTGACAAAGGTCTTACACCTAACTTGGTCAACTTCTTTATGACATCAAACGAGATTGATAAGTTCACTCCTAAAGAAACATCTGAGATAGTGATGTGGTCAAACAACCTGACCTATAATGAACCAGTCAATGAATACATTGCCATACTAAAGGATGAACACATCAAGAGGTCAATAGCATCAATCGTAACTGAGCAATCATTAGGTCTAAGTAATACTGATGGATTCACAACTGCTACATCAATCATCAAGTCATTGACCAGCCTACTTGATACTGGAAGCAATTCAGATAACATCATTGACCTATCACAATTGACTAACGATGAACGTGAGGCATACTACAGAAGAGCAGCCTTAACTCAATCAGGTAAGACCACTGGACTTGAGACTGGACTCAATGCACTCAATAAGTTTACTGGTGGATTCCATCCTGAGTTCATCATCATTGCTGGTAGACCAAGTATGGGTAAGACTGCTCTTGCACTCTTTCACGGAATGAAGAGTGGTGAGGCTGGTATCTATTTCAATCTTGAGATGAACAAGAGTCAACTATGTCAGAGGCTAATACTTCAAGAGGCTGGTGATTTAATCCACTCATCAAGACTTAGAGATGGTAACCTTAGTCAATCTGAACTCCATTCATTTGAAAGAACTATTGGCAGCATAGAGAAAGCACCATTCTTGATTTACGATAAGGCAAGGTGTGGAGTCCACGAGGCAATAAGGGTAATGAAGAGAGAGCATCGTAAAGGCAGATGTAAGTGGGCAATCATCGACTATTTGCAATTGATGACCATAGAAGGCTTTAGAGGAGGTAACAGAGAGGCAGAGGTAGCTGAGATTAGCCGAACCCTAAAAGCAGCACAGAAGGAGTTAGGGATACCAATTATAGCACTTGCTCAGTTGAGCAGAGAAGTTGAAAAGAGACCTGACAAGAAACCAATCCTATCTGACCTGAGAGAATCAGGTTCATTAGAGCAAGATGCAGACTCAGTTGCATTCGTTTGGAGACCATCATACTATGGTCTTGAAGATGATAATGGCAATCCATACACCAATCATATCTTCTACTTGTTTGAGAAGCATAGGCAAGGAGCAACTGGTGTAGTTGAGTTCAGGCACTCACCCAATATGACCAACTTTACTGATGTACTTACCCACGATATAGGCAGCACATTCTTACCACAACCAGCTAAAGACTTACGACACTATGCAGACAAAGATTGGGATAAACCATTCTGAGTATTTGAACTACTTAGATAAGCACCTTACTGAGCCATTTGTAATGCTGGATGAGATGAATCTTACCTATGAGCAGTTTGAAGAACTATTCAATAACTCTTACCCATTTCGTCAGATGTGGTCAATTGAATGTGACTTGACCTATTACGAGATAAGAAGTGGTAGGTGTGAGTATGCTAAGGTGTATCACGGCAAGATATTTTGCACCAATAAACGATGCAAAACATAATCATAAAATCACTATATTTGTGGCACTATGGAAGAAATGAAGAAAGAAAATAGGGGTGGTAAGAGACTTGGTGCTGGTCATCCTTTTAAGTATGGTGAGAAGACAATCAACATTACATTTAGAATACCAACTTCGCATAAGGAACTCATCAAGGTAATGGTCAAGCAGTATCTTGATAGGGTGAGTGATGAACATAAATCAAACAAACCAACTAAACCTGAACAACATTATGGCTGCTGAACAATCTGTTATTGAACTAATCTTTGAACAACAAAACGAATTGACCATTGATGATTTTAATCTATGGCTAACATCTAACTATGAAGAGTTAAAGTCTCAGCATAAGTTAGAAGTAATGGGTGCATTTGATTGTGGTCAAGAGGATGCATATAAGAGTGGATTCTCAACTCACGGCTCATCTGTATTTTATAAAGAGTCATATGGAGAGTAAGCAGTTAGCAGTTGATTGGCTGGTTGAAAAGATTAAGGCAGCTAAACCTGATTTCAAATTTGATGCATTGATTAGAGAAGCTAAAGAAATGGAGAAGCATCAGATAATGAATGCTATTGGTGTAGGTAGTTACTTCTCACCAGTATTCCCTGACAAATATCATTATAGAGCAGAAGACCATTACACATTAACCTATGGAGAATAAAAAGCAAACACCTATTGATTGGTTATTAAAAGAACTAACTCCAAAAATAGAATGGATTCCTTATAAAAAGTTTGATGCAATTGCTGAGATTATAGACAAAGCAAAAGCAATTGAGAAGGAGCAGATAATAGATGCCTATCTACAAAAAAGAGGTAAGGGTGGAATATCAGAGGCATTAAAATTTTGGGATGAAGCAGAGCAATACTACAACGAAACCTATGGAAAATCAGAATCAATCAGCAGTTGAGTGGTTAATGGATAAACTACCTACCATAGATAAGTATGACCCTTATTATGAAGATATAATCCAACAAGCCAAAGCAATGGAAAAGGAGCAGATAATTGAAGCATATGAACAAGGAGAATCAGAGTGGACACCATTTGAATTTAAGACTGCACAAGACTACTACACCTCATCCTATGGAAAGTAATCTACTACTTATACCTTGTGCAATTGAATCAGTAGCCACAAGACGAGATAAGACCTTAAAGGTAGTGATAGGTACACAAGAACTATCACCAGCAAAAGCAGCAGAGTTATTCAACCAATGGACATCAGGTGTAGGTGTAATGGCATTTAAAGGTGAATCATTCAATTACAATGATGAGGAGTTACTCAAGTCAATCAAGATAGATGCAGATGAGATGGGTTCTAAGACACCCAGTCAAAGGTTGAGGTCTTGCCTCTATATTTTGTTTGAACGCAATCCTGAAGGCTTTAATGACTTCAATGCCTACTATGCATCAATGATGGATAAGTTCATCGATATGGTCAAGAAACGAATTGACACCTACCAGCTATGAACAAGACCCACACCATACAAGATTCAAGTGGTAATAAGTTAATTGCCTCTCATAAGGATTCAATCATCAATCTATCATTGTTACTTAGTGATGGTAAGAAGAGAGCCATAGGTCAGATTGATAAAGCAACAAGGACATTAAGGTTAATCAGGTCAAGGTCTAAGCATCTGATGAGAGTAAACAATTCATATGGAATCAACTACTACCTGATTGAGAATGGTCAGACCTTTGACAAGGTTGAGATAGTTGATGAGCAGAATACTTGGGTAGTGCCTAAAGAATATATCATTGAGCATTGCACCACGATGAACTTCAAGACTCAGGGATTCGAACTACAGAAGTTCATATCACTTGATAAACTAAATTCTTATGTAACTTTGTAGCTATGGAAGCACAAGACGAACCAAACAAGGGAGGTAGACCAACTAAGTACAAGGAGGCATTCAATGACCAAGTCTTTGAAATGGCTCTTCTTGGTTTATCAGATAGCCAAATGGCTAACATCTTAGGTATAACTGAACAAACATTAAACAATTGGAAAACCGAACACCCAATGTTTTTTGAGTCGTTAACGCAAGGGAAAGAGAATGCTGACGGCAAAGTGGCAAGGGCAATGTACAAGAGAGCATTGGGTCTCACAATCATTGAGGAGGCATTGACTAAGGATGGTCAGGTAGTTCAGTTGAGAAAAGAACTTCCTCCTGATACACCAGCAGCAAAGCATTGGTTAGCCAATCGACAAAGAAAACTTTGGGCAAACAATGGTGAGTCAACATTCAATACGACTGAGCCACTAATCATCATACGAACTGAGGGAGACAAGGATGAATGAGTTTCAAACTAACCAAGAGGCAGACTACTGCATATGACTTAGCAGTCAATGGAGTCAAGAAGGTTATAGTGTTTGGTGGTGCAATACGTGGTGGTAAGACCTACTGGTTGCTCCTTACCCTATCATCACTCTGCTTACTCTATCCCAAGTCAAGATGGGTAATCATTCGTAAGACCTTACCTGACCTCAAGAGAACTACCTTTCCATCATTCTCATCAATACTCAATGATGGAATGTATGAGTATATCAGTTCTTGGAATCGTGAGACCAATGTGGTTACCTTCACCAATGGCTCAGAGTTAATCTTTATGGCTGAGAGTTATGACGATGACAAAGACTTGAATAGGTTCAGAGGACTTGAGGTGAATGGTGCTGGACTTGACGAGGTCAATGAACTTCAAGAAGCAACATTCTATAAGGTTCAAGAGAGGATTGGCAGTTGGAATAAGGCTATAGGTCAAGTACCCATTGTTTGCCTTGCCACTTGCAATCCAGCCAACAACTGGGTCAAGTCAGTAATCTATGATAGATGGAGGAGTGATACACTACCTGACAAGTGGGCATACATCAACTCACGCATCACAGATAACCCATACATCAGTCAAGAGTATCTTGAGTCATTGAAGGAACTACCACCAATCCAGTATGCAAGATTCGTAGAGGGTGATTGGGATGTGATGGATGAGGTAAGTAATCCATTCTTGTATGCTTGGGATGATGATAGACACATAGATGATTCATTAAGTCTTAACCCTCACCTACCAGTATTCGTATCTGTGGATTTCAACATCAACCCACTCTCAGCATTAATCATCCAGCAACACACCACTAAAGGTTGTTCAGTAGTTGGTGAGATAAACATAGACAAGGGTAGTATAGATGCATTCTGTGATTACGTGGAAGGATTGAATATACCAAGAGGTATGCTAAGAATAACTGGTGATGCAATGGGCAATGGTAGGAGCATTCAGCAACGTGATAACTCATCAGCCTATACCCAAATCAAAAGAAGGTTACACCTTGCAGATTCACAGATAATCATACCAGCGAATCCTACCCACTACAATAGTCGAATAGACTGCAACAATGCACTAACTCGTCTTGAGATAAAGGTGAACTCAGTTAGGTGTAAATCATTCGTGTATGATTGTAAACAAGTCCAATGCAATGCTGATGGAGGAATCATTAAGAGCAATCGAAAAAACTTATCAGAGAGAGCAGATTTTCTTGATTGTTTCCGTTACTTTGTGAATTCAATTTTAAAACGATACCTATGAGCATATGTTCACCTTGTTACGACTCAGGCAGTTATGTTGATGTATGTGCTACTGGTCTGACCTTTGGGGTAGCAGCACCTGACACCTCTTACCTTGTGTGCATCCAGTATAAGGCTACTGGTCGCATTCAGACCTTTGTAAGCATTAGTGATGAGTTTGGTAACATTACCATTGAAGGTGTGTTGATAGACCCATTGCAAGGCTATACTCTTTGGATAACAACTGATACACCAAATGGTACAAGGCAAGACCTGACCATAGGTGAAGTCACCTATACTTGCATTGACTTCAGCATTGCGGTAAGTGATAGTGAACCATCAATAGTTAACCTGACCAATGAGTAAGCTATCTGCAATCATCAGAGGGTGGTACTACTACCTTACTGCCAACAAGAAGTCAAGGGAACTCAGCAAGGGTCGGACTGCCATATGTAACAACTGCCAACATAGGTACAAACCACTTAACGTATGTAATGCTTGTGGTTGCTTTCTTCCAGCTAAGACAAGGGTAGAGGATGCACAATGCCCTCACGAATACTGGTGAGATATGGCTAACTTCATAATCTTACAATCGACCCTAATTGAATACAACAAGAGTATAGAAGATGAAGCATTACAAGAACTATCTGCAATTGATTTAGGTGACTGCAAGGTGCTGGTCAATGTCAATGCAATTATGATGGTGGTAGAGAATCAAGGAACTACAATACTAACTTTGACCAACTTGGATAGGCTGGTCAGCAACAATAACATTGATGAAGTTATACAGAAGATTAATGCCTCGCAAGTGGTTGCATCTATTCAATAGATGGAATAAGAAACAATCAAGTTACAACTTGGTGAAGGTGTTCACTAAGGATGGTTACAACTACCTACGATTCCCAAAGGAGACCAATATGCCACTTGAAAGGTTTAGTATGTCAATGGCACTACTTGAACGATTGAGTTCAGGTATAAGTGGTAGTGAGATGGAAGGCATACTGGAAGGAATGGAGAAGGCATTGGCTGCTGGTCTATCCAATCCAAAGAATGCAGCATTGGTTGCTACCTACATTCACATCATTCGTGAGAGACAAGACACCATTATCCATCGTGACCTACTGCTGAACATTGCAGCCACTTGGATTATCAGAGACGATGAAGACCCAGCAATTATCAACAACGATATCCACAAAGAGAAACTTGAAGTATTTGAAAAGATGTGCAAGGAGGGTTCACACGATTTTTTTACACGTTTGGGTATAGAGCCGCTAATACCCTTAATGTCTATGTCAGCAGAAGACTTCAAGAAGTTATGGGAATACAACCAAGAAGCACAAAAGAATCTATTCAAAGCCTTGACCCACTTAGTTGGAGTCCAAGATACAGAGCGAGTGAATCGACCAAGAGAATTAAAACTCAAGTGATGACAATTGTTGAGGGTGATGTGGTATCTTATAATCAACTTATGGGTGGTGATGTTGACCTTTTTATTACTAAATTTGAATCGTTCATAAAATCTCAACAACGTGGCTAAAGTATATATTGAGTATGAAGCTAAAGCAGCATCACTTAAAGGTGTAACTGATGAGATTATCAATGCCAATAAGCAAATTGGTGACTCAGCAGAGAAGGCTGGTAAGGAAGGTGCTGAGGCATTCAAGAAGATGGGTGCATCAATGGCTGGTGCATTTGCTGGTGAGAAGGTCAAGAAGGGATTGAAGGATATTAATGTTGAATCATTAACCTTAGTTAAGACCTTACCAAAGGTTGTTAATGAAGTGATGAAGTTGGCTAATACTGCTGACGATGTTGCTAAGTTAGAAGACCAACTAAGAGAACTTGCACTTGCTGGTAAAACAACTACAAAAGAGTTTGATAACATAGCAAAGGCAATAGGTGAATACAAGGCAGCTATAACAACTGCTGATAGAGCAGTTGAGGCTTATGCTAAGTCAACTGATGCAGCAACCAGTAGGATAGGTATACTTGAGGATAAGCTATATGACTTGGCTATTGCTGGTCAACAAGATACTCAGGAGTTCAAAGACTTGATTGCTGAAACAACCAAACTCAAAAGAGCAATCTTTGAAACTGACCAACAAGTAGATTCATTTGTTGAGAAGGGTCGTGGATTCAATTCAGTAGTTCAGAATGTGCAGTTGGTCGGTGCTGCATTCCAAGCAGTTCAAGGAGCAAGTGCAGCCTTTGGAACTGAGAATGAAGAACTAACTCAGACCTTGACAAGGCTGAATGCAATAATGGCTATTACTGGTGCATTAGAACAAGCACGAGCCATACTACTTGAGCAACAAGCAAAGAAGACTGGAGTCTATGCATTGGCTCAGAAAGGGTATAACTTTGTGGTTGATGCTGGTACTTTAAAATTAAAATTGTTTAGAGCAGCATTACTTGGAACTGGAATAGGAATAGCAATATTCGCAATTGCTAAATTGGTAGAGAGTTTCGGTGAGTCATCAGAGAAATCAAAGAAGGCAGCAGAAGATGCAAAGGCATTACAAGATGCTTATGATAGCTTGGCAAGTGCTGGTGCTGAGGCACAAAATAAGTTAGCCAATGCTCAGGTCAAATTGTTAGTAGCCAATGGTAAGCTATCTCAATCTGCTGCTGATAACATCATAGCATTCAATGAGAGAGGTGCAGCCATAGGTAAAGCAAATGAAGATTTAAAGAAATCAGAAACTGACCTATACGATAAGTTTCAAGAACTTCAGAAGGAAAGGAAGAAAGATGGTACATTAACATCACAAACATTGATTGATGACCAAAAGAATCTTAATGACCAAATCCTTTCATTGAATCTTATTTCCCAAAGTCAAATCAAAACTATAGAAGTAGAAGATGAAGTAAATAGAAAGAATAGGGCAAAAGAATCTGCTAATACTATAGCAAATGAAAATCTTAAAGTTGCTCAACAAAGTGCAATCAAAAGAAGTGCTATTGATGGAGATACATTAAATAATAAGATTGAATTACTAAAAGCAAGTGCAGCAGTTGAAAAGCAAGAAGCAAGTGCATCAATTAAGAATGAAGCATTAAAAGGTGCAACCATTGCAAGAATCAATGCAGAGTTAAGTAGAGACATCCAGCAAGTAAAACTTGATGAGTCAAAACGATTAGCATCAATTGAGTTAACACGATTGGAGACATTAAAAACACAAGGTGATACATCACTTGCCAATGAGTTAGCACTTGTTGATAAGAGAGCAGATGTTGCTAAGAAAGAAGCAGCAGCATCTATCAAAGACAAAGTAGAGTTACAAGCAGCATTAGATAGTATTGATGCCAATGCAGTATCTGAAAAGAAAACATTATCAAATGCAGCAATCATTGCTGAGAAAGATTTAGGTGTTCAGATACTACAACTAAGACAAGCACAAGGTGAGGTATCATTACAACTTACTGAAGAGTTAATTAATGCTGAAGCAGATGCTCGTAAGGAAGCATTGATACTTAATGCTAATACTGATATTGAAGCACAAAAGAAATTAAAGAATGACTTAGCATTAATTGATGCTGAGACTGAGACTAAGATAACTCAGGCAAGAGCATCAGAAACAAACAAACGAATTGATATAGGTAATGCAGAAGCAGAAGCAGCAGTTATATTAGGTAATTCAACATATAGCCAAAGAGTAAAATTAATTCAAGATGAAGGTCAAAAACAAATCAATTTACTTGATAAGAAACTTTTAGGTGAGGAGGCATACAATGCAGAAGTCTTGAAGATTAATGCTGATACTACTGCTAAGTTAAATGCTGAACAAGAATCAAGGGTTGATGCAGCATTCGCATATGCTGATGCAATACTTGGAGCATTTAGTGCTATCAATGATTTGAGCCAAGCTAATACTGAATTGAGAATTGAAGAAATCCAAAGAGTAAGTGATAAAGAATTAGAAGCCATTAATAGTTCCACAGAGACTGAGGGGATGAAACAAAGGCAGAGAGAAAATTTAGAAAAAAGAACCAATAGAAAGATTGCTCAAGAAAAGGAGAAACAAGCGAAACTTGACAAGGCATTAAGCATCTTTGAGATTGGTATCAATACTGCATCTTCAATCATTAAAACTGGAGCGCAGTTAGGTTATCCAGCAGCTATACCTTTTCAGATTGGAGCAGCAATTGTTGGTGCTGCACAGATAGCAGTTGTGTCTGCACAATCAATACCAAAGTTTGAGAAGGGTGGTGAGGTAGGAGGCAAGAGACATACTCAAGGAGGCACAATGATTGAAGCAGAGCAAGGAGAGTTCATAGTAAACAGAAAGCAAACAAGTATCCACAGAAGAGAATTGAATGCCTTAAATCAATCGTCAGAGGCATTTAAGAAGCTAATTCAAGATAGATATGTTCGTCCAGCATTGATGGACTACATACTTAAATCTAAGAAAGATTCACAAATTAATGTCAATGCAATGCTTAATAGCAAAGCAATGGAAGATGAGATTAGGGGATTAAGAAAAGATATTAGAAGCAATTCTAAAATATATTACAATAACCAAATTGATTCAAGATACCAATGGCAGCAGAGATAAAATTTCTTATAGATGGTCAAGATAGAGGTCAGCCAACAAATGCGATTGATTTTGGATTTACGATATCTGAAGAGCAAGATATTAGAACAAGAATTGTATCATTCAATAATGACCTGATATTTAGTGGTCAACTATATAATTATCTTTTTAATTTAATTGCTAATAGTGGTATTTGTAATTTGGTTGATGTTGAAGTTCAATACTACTGCAATAATGTTTGGAAGAAATTAGTTGATGGTTATTTGATTGTATCTGAAATAATTTATGATTATGATAAATGCACTTGTAAAACAAAGATGTATGATACATCATTTAGTACAAGAATTAATAACAATAAAGACATACCATTCTCATTAAGTAGTTTAGTAACTAAGAATCTTTTCCCTAAACCAGCACCAGCTATAAATCTTATCAGGTTCTTCAATTCATCAACTTGTGTACTTGATATGAGTGATGCTAATAGAATTGGTGGTATATCAGTATGGGCAGCATTTAAAAGTTTGATTGAATCAATGAGTGATAACTTAATTGATTTCAGGTCAGACTTTTTTAGAATTCAAACATTTGGATTAGCACAAAGAGTAAACTATTGGGTAACTACTGGAAGGAGTATAAGACAAAAATCAAATAATACAGATGTTATTATTTCATTTGCTCAATTGTTTCAAGCACTAAATTCAAAACTTAATTTAGGTATTGGCTTTGAACCACAATCTAATGGTAGACCATTAATGAGAATTGAACCTATTAGTTATTTCTATCAACAAAACCCATCTGTAAATCTATACGACCAGCCTGATATAACATTGGCAGTTGATAAGACTCAGTTATATGGCACTATTAGATTAGGTAGTAGCGAATCATTACAATTTGAGGATTGTAATGGGGGTAATTGCACATTTGTACAAACACCTATTTATGGATTCCAGCAGCATACATTTGGATTTGTAGGTAATTGTAACAATTCAACATCCTTAGATATAACATCTAAAGAAGTAATTATTGATACAAACATTATAGATAATACTTACAGATTAAATGATACATCATATGATGATAATCCATTTATTATTGAAGTAAAATATAGCTTTAATCCTTTCCAACAAATAATTCAATTTGAGGCAAACAAGCAAGACCCATACAACAATCAAAGATGTTATTATAATATCTCCTTAAACAACTTAGCACAATCATTCAATTGGAGAAATGAGTTACATAATTCAATCGCAGAATATCAAGCACCTTATCCACCAACATCAACAAATTTTAATGTTAGAAATTCATCTAACTTATCATTTGTAATAACACCTGAATCAGCAACTTATTTCGAAACAACTGACCAATACATAAAATATTTAGATGAAGTTTCTGATGTTGGGAATAACTTTTCAGTAGACAAATATGTAGTGCCTCGTGCTGGTCAATATACATTTGAAGTTGAGTTAGTTACATTTTGTGCAGAAAGTTATTCAATACAAGCAATCATACAAAGATTTAACTCTGATGATATATTAGTTGGTCAAGCAATAAGTTCAACGCAAAATAGCACTGGAGGAATATTATCAGTAAATAAAACATTGACTGGTATATTTAATCAAGGTGACATTATAAGAACTGATTTACAAGCCGTATCAGTAAATGGAGGTAATCAAGTATGTGTACTTCAAAATATCAATAGTGGCAATCCTTGTATCTTCTTTGGTAATGGAACTCCATTTGAAAATGAATTCCAATTGGTAGACCCTAATGCATCTAAGAAACTATTATACAATTTCAATAGACCATTAACGATGTTTGAAATAGAAAGTATTATTGGTAATACATCTAAGCCTATATCATTTGGAAGATATGATGACCCATTAAGAGTTATTAATGGATACATTAAAAAGATAGATGTTAAGAGTGTAGTTCAGCAAGAAGCAGCAATTCAACTAAAAAGTAATTTGATACTAAGATGAGTTTTAAATCTATACCAAACCAGCCTATTCTCTTTCATACAGAATCAGAATTAGGAGTTAATTGTAATTGTAATGATGACCAATATGCTCAATTGGTTGACTATGATGACCAATTATTTTTTCAACTAAAGAGTGAGTATTGTGATGAGGCATTACTTTCTTTTGAAACATTTGAATTTGGATGGGGTGTACCAAATGAGGAAGGCAATATATGTTCAGTTGTAGATACATCACTTGGTATTCATCTTATTAGTTTTAGAACATTATACCCTTATCAAACATATCAAATAACATTTAACGTATTGTCACTAAGTAGTGGTGTGTTGAACATATCTTGTGATGGTTCAAATACATTTGTTATTTATACTGCTGGGACTTATACATTGAATTTTCAGAATCCAACTATTACACTAAATTCAATAGTATTTAGAATTGAATCGTTTGATGGATTTGTAGGTTGTATAGATTCTAATGTTGTTGTACACGGAATTCCAACAAGCAATCAATTAAAAGTTGGTTTAGTAGATTCTGTTACTTTAGAACAAGTAGATGTTATCAATCCAACTTATATCAATACAGATGATAATGTAACAATTGCTATCAATGTACCAAATCTACAAGTTGGTGATGGATGCTATAGATTAGCAATTGCAGACTTTTGTACTAATACTTGCTCCCAATTTTATATTCAAAATAACACATTCTCAGTAGGTCAATTTGGTGTACCTTATTGGAATGTATTCAATGATGCTGGAGCAATTACATATTTTAATCAAAATCAATTTTGTTTAACAACTAACATTGAAGGTGCAGCAGCATCATTAGTAAATAATAATCAATTCAATCAATTTTGTGAAGGCAAGTTCTATTACATATCAATTATAGTACAGAATAATGTAAACACTATTATATCTGCAAACATTGGTAATAGTTCAGTAGAATTTCCATATGGACAAACTGGATACTTAACAATTGGAATAACTGCTGGGTCTCCTAATCCACTTTATGGAATGAATCTATTTTTCTTTTTTGAGAATGTTAATGGATTAGGTGAAGTATGTATATCACAAGTTGATGTACAAATTGATGATTCTAACATTCAATGGAACTACTATTCAGATATCATATCAATTGGAGATTATGATGACGATTGTAAATATTTAAAAGTTGAAGGATGTAATGCTGAAGACCAATTTGGATTTTCATTTGCTGATAGTTCATTCTTACCATCTATAAGATTAGAAGGTATTAGAACAAAAGCACAATATGAAAGCAATGCCAATTTGTTTAGGTATTCATCAGGTAAGTGGTACACAAACTATGCAGATATAACTAAGCAATGGACTTATCACTTTGGCAGACTACCTGAGTATGTACTTGATTTCTTATCTACAATCTTCTATTATGATAACTGCTATGTCAATGGGTTTTTAGTTTCACCAGCAGATGATAAATTTCCACAGATTAAGTATGACGATGCTGACCCTAAACTTGGAATGTTTGAAATAGATTTATTGGCAAAAAATAACAAGGTTGTTAAATCGGTTTGTTTCTCAAGTGATGCACAATGCTTACCATCAATTTTAGATAACCCTGATGAACCATTTTTATTGGCAGAAGATGGTGAAAGATTAATTACTGAAGATGGTGTAAATCTGTATCAAGAAAATTAATTATATTTGAATATCTTTTTGCACACCTCGTAGGTTTAACAGAAGCAACCTTAAATAGCGACTGAAACAACTTAAATCTATTCTAAAATGGGCTGTGCCTCGTATTGCGAAACTGGTCTCGAAACCCACGATTTAGTGGCTTGTGGAGAGTACAAACTTGGTGGAGTTTCCGCCATTATAATTGGTGCTTGTGGAGCGGTCTTAGTAGACCCAACACAACCAGCAGAGATTGAAGAAATGCTAATTAGTGGTGATGCAGTTTTAATTCAAGATATTCGATTTGCACTACCAGCTGGTTCACCAATTCAGGTGGATTCACCAGTAGGTTGTGGTACACAGATTCGTATCAATGAAGACCGAACTGCTACATTATATGATGCTAACGTAACTGACCAAAATAATGTATTTTATAACTCATTGAATCAGCAAAAGATTGGATGGATTATGGCATACTTATGTGACTCAGGTAAGGTTATCTACATTGACCCACCAGTTGGAATCACAACTTCTGCTAACTTCATTATACCTGAGCAGAATAACGAACTTCAAAGATATGAAGTTACATTCTCTTGGAGACAAAAGTCTATTCCTACTCAATTCGCAGCACCAGCTGGTATCTTCGGATAATGAGTGAGGAGATAACTACTAACGATAATGCCACATCCTCTAATGAGGGTGTGGTACTATTTGCGTTCGGCAAGGCTGGATACTATCAAGCAGCATATAACCTTGCCTATTCAATCAAGCACTATTCACCATCAGTAAAGATTGCACTCTTTGTTGATGATATTAACAAGTGCAACAATGCAACATATGACATTGATAAGTATGTTGACTCAATATCACAATTCGAAAATTCAGACCTATACAATGAAGGTAAATTTGACCCAGCATTGTTGAAGTCTTCCATATATAAGTATCTGCCATTTAAAAACAATCTATATCTTGATGTAGATGCAGTATGCCTCAAAGACATTCAGCCACTCATTGATGATTTAGTTAGTACAAAGAGGCACTACATAAGCCATTGCTTGGGATATCATACCATTGATTTGGGTCGTGCTATCCCTTCAATGGTTTGGGCATATGCTGATGACATTTGGCAGCATTTCAATTTAAACAAAGATTCAATATTACCATCAATCAATAGTAGTCTTCAGTTTATAAAGAAGTGCAAAGAGTCTTATGATTTATTTGGTGTGATGAGAATACTTTATACCACCAATCAACTGCCATTAAATAGACTAAGAAGTAAATGGGGTGGTGGTCAGCCTGACGAACTCTATATGAATGTTGCTTTGGCAATGACTGCTTATGACCCATCATACAAGAATGGAGATAAGGTAGGTGAAAAAGAATCTGAGAGTGGGTTCATTCACTTCGCACCAGTTCGTGGTTTATCGTTTCAAGAAGTCATAGATAATTATTACTTTCAATCATACTATGGTGGTCGCAATTATACCTCAAGATTCTATACTGAATGGCTTGAGAGACTTCTAAAGTTTATGATGAAAGCAGAAAAGAAAGTACATCAGTTTCATATTGATAGAATCATTGGTCATAAATACGTAAACAAATGAAAGATACTACTACCAAAAAACCGAAAGGCAGACCTAAGAAGGTCACTACAGAAGCAGAGGTGAAACCAACTGAAATAGTTACTACTGCAACATTTAAAGAAGTTGCACGACACGAATGGAACTCTGAGATAGAAGTTGGTGAGTTCTTAGCATCACTTGTTAAGATGAGCAAGTACAAGACCATTCTTGAGATTGGTGTGTTTGAAGGTGAGACATCACAAGCCTTGATTAAATCATTACCTCAAGGAGGACAATATATTGGTATTGATATTAATGACTATCGTACAGATGCAACCAAGTTGTATATGAAAGAGGGTGGTAAGTCAATTGACTTTATCTTGGGTAACTCTCACAATGAATTAAAGAATCTACCAACTGCTCACTTTGATTTAATCTTTGTTGATGGAGACCACTCTTGGGCATCTATCTTACCTGAGTTTAAGTTGGTTGAGAAGTTGGTTAGTAAAGGAGGTATGATTGTATACCACGATACCATCCATCTTGAAGCACCTAAGAGACTTGTTGCTCATACTGCAAACTATAGATACAAAGCAGTAACTTTGAACACACCTGAAGGTCGGGGGTTATCAATTTTACATAAATAAAAAATCATATGAAAACTACATTCTGCCGTTCAAAATCTTGTGGGTCACACATTATCAATTCAACAACATCAACTAAAGTAGTAGCATAATATGGCACTCTCAATTGAGGAGGTAAATAAGATAGTCAGAAAGTTTGCCCATAAACACAAGGCATTCGACAATGACAAGTCAAGGTCTGCAATCAATCCTATATCAAAACGTAGGGTAGGTATGTACCAGTATCCTGAATATTGGGATGGTTACAATTTCTCTGCTATGATGTATGATAGTATCCTACCTCACGCAAGAGCAGATGTATATCCTGAGCATTTACTTTCTGTAAGGTCACCAAATCAGACTGAGGCTCAATACCAATATATCAAGGCTAACTACAAGGCTACTACCCTTAGCATCTTTGAAGATTTCAAGGCTACAATATCAAGAGCATTTGCAGACCAAAATTGGTCAATCAATGTAAGACCTGAGATTGATGAACGATTTGGTGAAGATACCTTTAGTAGGTTTATCAATGAGGAGATTGAAAAGTTTGGTAGTGTAGAAACATTTGTCAAGACAATGCTACCTACTCTCAAGTTAATTGACCCTAATGGTATTATTGCAATTGAGCCTGAAGACTTTGATATTGAAGATAATGATAATGGTGAAGAGGTATTGATGGGTAACAACCTTGTTAAGCCAATGCCTTCATATTATAACTGCAAGAGAATTGTAGGGCAAGAGTATGGTAGATGGTACTTGGTTATAGATGAAGATAAGTCATATGTCAAAGTAGGTAGCAAGGTTGAAGAATCAGGAATCATTCTTGAGTTATTTGATGATACCAACATATGGAGAATTGAGCAAGTTGGTAAGAAGTCTGACCTAACATTTGGTGAACCAGTAGTATACTTCCAGCACGATTTAGGTTATGTACCTTGTCGTAAGTTGATGGGTACACCATTGCTGGTCAACAATGAATTAGTATTCCAATCTCCATTTATCACAGCAGTTCCACTACTTGACCAAGTGGTACTTGATGAGAGTTACTTGCAGATGAGCAAGGCTACCTCTGCATTTCCATTTATGGTGGCACTTGGCGAGATATGTGAGTTCGTAGATAGAGAGGGTAACAGATGCGACAATGGTCAGATATTTGACCCTATTGGTGGAGGTTATCGTACTTGTGGAAGTTGTAGTGGTGCTGGTGTAAAGAGCCGATTCTCACCTACTGGTATGTTGCTTGTAAAGCCTAAGACATCAATGAGTGAAGGTGACTCAGGATTAACTGGTGACTATATGAAGTTTGTAAGTCCACCAATGGATACCTTGACCTTTCTTAGAAATGAGATAAATACTCAGATGGATAAGTCAAGGAGTGTACTTCATCTACCATCAAGTGATGCATCAGGAACTATTGGTGAGGCATCAACTGCTACTGGTTCACTAAATAAGATGAGAGCATTGTATGCTTTTGTTAAGCCTATCTCTGACCAACTATTTGGTATGTATGAGTTCATTCTTCAGACTATTGGTACAATGCGCTATGGTGAATACTTTGGTGGCATTACTCTTGTATATCCTACTTCATTTGATATCAGCACTCCATCAGATTACCTTGCAGTTATATCAGAGGGTATTGCTGCTGGTGTACCTCCAGCGGTGACCTATGCCAATGTGTATAATTATATCAAAGCAATCAACTATACTGACGATGAAAGTGCTGCTATGTATGAATTGATTATGAGTGCTGATGAACTTTTATTGATGGGTCAGGCTGATATAGTTGCAAGACTTGGATTGGGTACTATTGAGAAGTGGCAAGATGTCTTGCATCAATCAGCACCTCAACTTGTTATGGAATTGGTAAGGAACTTCATACCTAATGCAGACTATAATGGATTTCTTGACCAGCCAATGCAAGAGCAGATAGTTCAATTAAGAGAAGCAGCAGTTAGCAAAGTTCGTGAGGTACTTGACCCTATCCAATTAGCACAACAAAATCTATTGAGTGGCATCGTTTAGTGATTTAATTAAGGAGAAGATAAAACTCTTTGACTCCACACCTGATAGGATGGCTACTGCTACTGATAAGGTGCAGTTAAAGATATGGAAGGAACTACTGCCAATTATCAATGAACTTGAGGTAAGTGCAAGTGGTAACATTATTCAAAGTGATAACAATGTTGCAAGGATTGGAATCATTGTAGATAAGTTGAATGATGCACTTGGTGGTAAGGAGTATCAGAATGTCATTAAGACTTTCCTAAATTCAATTGATGAAGGTGTAGTATTGACTAATGAAGTTGCTCAAAAATTTGACCCAGCATTTGAGCCAACTGCTGCTCAGAATAAGTTACTACAAATATCTAAGACCAATGCCATTGATACATTCATTGGTAGTGGTTTAAAGAACAATGTTACTCAACCATTTGTTGAGCAGTTAGTGACAAACATATCTGCTCGTGCGCCACTCAAAGAAACCATCAATGCACTTGAAGGTGTTATACTTGGTACAGAGGCAAACGATGGTGCTTTATTAAGACACATCAAGACTACTGCATTGACTGCTCAGGCAGTAGCAGATAGGTCATATTCTGCTGCTATAAATGAAACCATAGGTGCTATCTACTTTGAATATCTTGGTGGTGAGATTCCAACTACAAGACCATTTTGTCAGCATCGTGAAGGTCAGGTATTCCATAGAGATGAGATAGAGAATTGGGGCAGAGGAATTAATAGTGGTGGCATTAATGATATTGAAGATGGTACTTGGACTGGTCGCATAGATGGTACAGATTCTAAGTCAATATTCACATTTGTTGGTGGGTGGAATTGCAGACACTATCTTGTACCTATACTATCTGAAATGGTTGACCCATCAGTAAAGGCAAGAGCAAAGGCTGAAGGTTTTGATACTGGAGAAGAACCAACAAGAACAAGAGATACTGCTTAATATAACACAATCAAAAATTCATTATATTTACACAATGAACATAATAGTAATGCCTGAAGGAGAGATTAAGAAGGTCTCTAATATGGTTGCTGAACTACTTATACTTAATGGTGGTCGCAGAATTCAACTTAAACCAATTGAACTAAAATCAAATACAAATGAAGGAAGCAGAAGCATTGGAACTGGTGAAGTTCCTAAACTTAGAAAGCGCAGAATCTATAGAGGAGGCGAAAGAAAAATTTACTCAACAATGGATAAAGTCTGAAGAGTTATCTTCAAAGATTGGAAGAGTAACTGGTAGCATTACTAATGTTGCACGTAAGGCATTTGAGCCATTTGGCATTGTACTAACAGAAGATGATTTCAAAGATAAGAAGGTTGAGGAGGTACTTAGGAGTGCATCAGAGAGAGCCAAAGAATCATTTGAGGCACAACGTGAAGAGTGGGAGAAGAGAGCATCAGGCAATGGCTCTGAGACCTTAATCAAGGAGTGGGAGTCTAAGTACAAGTCACTTGAGAAGAAACATAATGATGTGGATTCTGCAAGGCAAGATGTAATGAATCAGTTCGAATCATATAAGACTAAAGTCAAAGAAGAGACTAAGGTGTCAACCATCAATAACATCTTTGAGAAAGAACTTACTGCTATCAAGATTGACCCATCTGTATCTGACATTACTCTTAGAGGGTTCAAATCAGTCATTGCAGAGAAGTATGTTATAGACCTTGAAGACGATGGTAATGCAATTGTGAAGGATAAGAAAAGTGGAGAGAGATTAAAATCAACTGCTAAGGCTGGTTCATTTTTAGGTATCAATGATGTCTTATTGAAGGAAGCAACTGATGCTGGAATCATACAAAAAAATGTTCATCAAGGTAAAATTGTGAATCAAAAAGGTGCATATATTCCAGCACTTGAGACGGCACAAAACAACAAAACTAAATCAGTAAACCCACGTTTTTTGGGTATGTAAAAACACTATATTTGGGTGTTCATAGTGGTTTAGTTTTATGCGAAGTTTAACTAAATAATGTTTGATTAAGGAAAGGGTAGCAGAAATGTTACCCTTTTTTTGTGTTTGTAATAGATTGATTATCAGTCGAAAGCATTATCTTTTTAAAAAGGTATTGCAGTATCAAAAACTAATTTAGTGTCTTAAATCGCTTATTTGAGGCTTTAAAAACGATTTGATAAAAACAAATAATATCTAAAAATTTTTTGTAAATTAGCCACGCAAAAAGACAAAGTAGTCAGTCTTGACTCTAACAAGACACCAAAAAAGTAGGTCAAATACTCAACCTTTAATGAGTCAAAATCTAACTTTCTAAATCGACTAAAATGTCAATTTCTCGTATACTTTCGGAATGCCCGAATATCCAAGCACCACTTGGTCAACTCTTCATTGAGGTTGGTCAACGTGAGTCATTACCTTTTCTTGAGTATCTTAACTCCCCTGAAAACGTAAAATTAATTCGTCAACAAGTTTCTGCTGGAAACGGAAAACTAAGAACCATTGAAGCACGATGGATTCAAAGATTACCTGAATCAGAAGTTATTGCTGCTGCTGATATCAGTAATTGTAGTGCTACTAATGTGTATGGTGATTCTACTGAGACTTACACCCTTGAGACCACAGATACATACCAAGCATCTCAGTTAATCTCAGGAGCAGATATTGCTCGTCATTGCCAAGAGAATAGTGTTTACTTCCTTGAGTCAGTAATGAGACTTATGGATGTAATTGACCGCAAGGTTGCATCAGTTGCTGCTGCACAAGCAGTTGCTGCTATTGGTTCTTGGGGTACAGATGTTGAAGACTTCTATGAAATGGATGGTGACTGCTTAGAGATTACCACTATCAATGGTACTAATGAAGTTAACCCATTTGCTCTTGCTGATATCACTCAAGCTACTGCAATGGCTAACTACCCAGCAGCACCAATTGCTTTTGGTGGTGCAGCAATGCAACGCTACGCAAATGCAGTTAAGGCTGGATGCTGCTCAACAAGTGGTATTGATTTATTAGCAATCTCTCAACAGAATGGTTTCGGTTTTGCTTACGATTCTCGTGTAGCTGCTGCACAAACTGACCAAACTCACGCATTGGTAACTACTGCTGGAGCAATCCAATGGTTATCTTATAACCTTGCTGAGTGGAACTCAAACTTCACACCATCAGTAGGTGCTGGTTACTCACGTACAATTGCATTCACACCAGCTGGTGTACCAGTTGACCTTACCCTTAAAGATGATTGTGGTAACCTTTCAGTTATCGTAACTGCTACTGGTAAGATTGTTACTCTACCAACTGACATCTACGAGGCTGGAGATAAGTTTGCTGGTGTTAACTATGTGAATTGCGTTTCAATTGTAAACCCGTAGCAGACCCGCAATTTCTACTGAGTGAAAACTTAGATGAATTGCTGGGTCAGAATGGTGACAATTTACTATCACAATAATTGAGGGGAAGGTTATTAATGCCTTCCCTTTTTTATAACTTTACAAAAAACAAACTATGTGCTTTGAAAAACTTGTAGGTTTGAAAGGCTGCTCAATCTCTGAACCAACTACTGGTTTGTATATAGATGACTTGGGCATTAACACCTCTCTGTTAGGTCAATTAATCACAGACCAATATACAAGTGGTGTAGAACTATTTGAAGGCAAGAGAGCCTTTGCTTGGAGGAAATTGTCAAGTGATATTCTGACTCGTCTTCAAGCAACAATGAAAGCAGATACTATCATTGAAAATAAACGAATTGGTCAAGTATTAACTAATGCATCTAATGTTGACCTTGCACTTGGTGCTGGAAGATATGCTGGTATCAGAGTTAAGATAGACCCAAACAATACCTCATTCTTGAACTTCTATCTGAGTCAATTACAGATAGACATATATACAATGCAGACACCAGTAGAAATATTGGTCTTTGATATGTCAACCCTTAGATTAATTGATTCATTCGATTATCAAAGTGAGGCAGTAGAAGAGTTCATTGGTAAGACTTTCAAGGCAAAGAGAAGGAAGTTAGATTTAGCATTCGTCTATGAGTCACTCTATGACACCACCAAAATGATTACTAAGAAAGGTGCTTGTACAGATTGCGGAGGTAGACTTAAAGAAGCACACATATGTCCATTCGTAGATGCTATAGGAATCGAACTAACTACTGATGGATTAAATGTTACTTCATCACTTTCTAAGAAGTATACTCAAGGTATGTCCTTTGTCTATAACGTAAATTGTGATAGAGAAAGTTGGTTGTGTTCTATTGGTGGTCTAATGGCTATGCCTTTAGCATATTCAACTGCAATTGAAATATATGATTATGCTCTTACAATTGCACCTAACAAGAGAGTGAATACATCTGTATCAATTAATGTTGAAGGAATAACTCAAGCACGAGATATAGCTGCAACAAGATACAATGAAGAGTTAGGTGCAATGCTCACTAATATGAGATTGCCTGACGATAGACATTGCTTTGACTGCAATAAGAATTACAAGTATGTAACTGCTCTACCCTGATGCCTACGATTAAGGAAATGAACGCACGTATGGATGCACTCAATAAAGAATGGTTGACTAATTTTAAACCACTTTATCGTGCTGGTAATAACTTAAAGAGGGTAATGTTCAAACGTATATTTGGCAAAGGTAATAGTGGTGGATATAATACTGCTATGCAAAGTTTACCAACATTTTCCTATTCAACAACACCTATCTATGTTGACCCTAAATCAGTAAGAAATGCACCAGCATCATTCAAGTTTGGTAAATCAACTATTGATAGCAAAGGGAAAACTAAGAAAGGTAAACCAATTAAGTCATTATACTTTGCTGGTGGTTATGCTGAACTAAAGACTAAGACATCTGCTACTTTACCATTGCAATTAACTGGTAATTTAAAAGGTGGATTCTTACAATCAGAAGTAATTAAAGATGGTCTTTCAGTTAGTGTAACATTGCCCGATTCAGAGGTAGATAAAGCAGAAGGGTTAGAGTTAGGTAATAGAAACTTTAAAGGGTATGGTATAATTTTCCAACCTACTGATATGGAAGAAGAAGAGTTCTTATTACTGCACGGGCAATATGTTGTTGATGTTATAAATGAACTATTGAAATGAACCTACTTAAAACGATAATAGAGAGACTGAATCAAAGGGTAGAGGTAGCTAATATCTTTGACCAAATCTACCCACTATGTGAACTCAATGCAAACGGCAATGACAAAGCATGGGTACATTATATTGGTAATGGTCAGGCTGAGGTAGTAACTAATTTCGATGCTAAACAAGGAACTCTATTTTGGGCAAAACGTGGTAAGGTATCTGTAACTAAAACTGAATCATTGAAGGTTAGTGGGTGTAAGTCATTGTACTTAACAACATTTCCTTTAACTGCCTATGCAGTAGTAAGAAAATCACATTTACCTTGTGATTCAGAAGACTCTCAAGACTGGATAGCATCACGAATCTATAGATTAATAAGTGGAACTGATACTGATTTCAAAAGTGCAATAGGTGTAATCCAATATGAGGTAATACCTAATGGTTATGTTAATGAGATAAAGTCATTGACTGCTAACTATGAGTGGGCTTGTGTTGCAGTAGATGTTGATGTGGCAGTTGTTAGTGCATCTGAAGATGGTTGTTATGATGTATGCGCAACTGGTGACATTCCACTACCCGACTTTCAACCATGTACACCATGTCTTACAGAGGTAGCAGTAGATGGTGTGACCATCATTGGTAATGGTACAACTGCTGACCCATTGGTTGCAATAGGAGGCGGCGGCGGTGGTGGTATAATGACTGCCATTGCATTCTCAACTGACCATCTTACCTCAACTGGCAATCAGTATGTGATAGGCAATGTTGTTTGGTACAATGGAAACATCTACCGATGTATTGCTGCTAATGATTCACTACTACCAACCAACACTACCTATTGGACAAGTCTTGGAGCAGGATTCCAAACTATTGAAAGGCCTGCCGATTGGACATCATCAAGCGGCAACAATCAGATTCTTAACAAGCCAACAATACCAGCAGCACAAGTTAACTCAGATTGGAACTCTACAAGCGGAGTAAGTGAGATTTTAAACAAACCTACTATTCCAATTTTACCAGCAACAATAGTTGAAGATGTTACTGCAACTGCACCAATGTCTTCAACTGGTGGTACAACACCTGACATATCAATTACTCAAGCAGATGGTACTACAGATGGCTATTTAAGTTCTACAGATTGGAATACATTTGATGGTAAATTTAATGTACCAACGGGTACAATTACAGATTACTTAGATGGTTTAGGAACTCCAACACCATTTCCAACTATACCAACTGGTAGTGTTACATCTGTAGATTTAACAATGCCTACTGCATTTTCTGTTACTGGTAATCCAATTACAACAAGTGGTACATTAGCGGTAAGTGCAAATGGTTTATCTACTCAGTATATTCGTGGAGATGGTCAACTTGCAACTCTACCAAGCAATGCAAGTGGTGGCTCTGCTGTTAGCTACTACCTCAACGGGGGTACTGCTGCATCGGTAGCCACATACTTTCAGATGAGCCAAATTGCGGTGGTAGGAACTAACATAGACTTCACTAAGGCAGGGAACGGGCTAATCAGCCAATGGCTGACAGATGTTGGTGACCCGAATCGATTAGAGATACCAGCAGGGAATTGGAACTTCGAGATATTTATGTCTGCTTCTTCGGCAGGGGGTACGCCAGCGTTCTACGTTGAGTTGTTAAAATATGATGGTATAACATTCACTACAATCGCTAATAGTTCATTAGTACCTGAGGCGATAACAGGGGGCACAATCATTGACCTTTACTTGA